ATACAAGGTGTACGACTGGTGGGATGACGTATTGAACAAGATGCATAAGAAACCCAAGTTCAAGTACGTCAAGGATGACAAGGGAAAAATTATTTTAAAGGAAGTGAAATAGCGTGGTCATAGGCCCAATATCAAGACGGATGTTCATGAAGGGAGTCGGCGCGCTCGCCGGATCCAAGGCCCTGCCCAGGAGCGCGGCTAAATTTTTTGAATCAATCTCGACGGTGGCGAAGGCCGACATGTCAAAGGCGCCTCCGTGGATTCAGAACATGGTGAACATACTGTCGCACTCCCCCGGTTCAACGCACGCGAACGGCATGACGATTACAAACATGGGTAGTCTCATCGGCAATCCCCGTTCATCCCTGACGAGGCTGGCCGGTAAGGAAAAGAAGGGATATGATGTTTTCAGCGTCAAGACCGTCGACGGCAATGACGACCTGATTCATTTTAAGGATGGCAAGGATAAAATTCACATAAAATTTGACATCAGCGACAAGGCCCACAGCAACCAGCACATTTTGATAGACAAGAAGACGGGCAGCACGCATATAATAGACGGGAGTCGGTGGTCCGGCAAGGGGGTGGACGTGAAGAGGACCGGCGTGGAAGACCGGATCACTGATGTCTCGAAGCCGGCGCTGAGGAAACAGATGATACTCGCTGGCGAGAAGCCGGATGATTATATGTATGACTACATGTCGCCGCCCAGTAATTACAGCACCCTCTGGGAAAGATATGTTGATTCTTTCTCCCCGGCTGGTAATATATTCCATACGAAGTCCGCGCCATATTCCAAGCACGTACAAAAATTAAGAAAAGAAAAATGGGAACAAGGAGAGGCAATGAGAAAGGAAAATGCTGAAATCGCATGGGAGCATCAGTTTCGTGACGCGACCGTGCACGGATACAAGGGGGGTGGAATAATCAATGACGTGGTCCCACCGTTGGACCCGCACGAATACCAGGCGGGCGGAATCGTCAAGGGCGCTTTGAAGTATATCCCGTCCATAGTAGGAAAGGGCAGGAAATACATGGAGAAGCTGGCGAAGCCTAAGAAGGTTTCAGAAAAGGTATTGGACCTTTCCAAGGGAAAAATATACCAGCCACCGAAAGGACCTTATACAATAACGGATGAATCTGGTGTTAGGATATTAGACAGAGAGTTTCAAACACTTGAGGGCGCACAACTGGCTTTAAAAGACCTTGCCAAATTAAGAACACAAGACGCCTCAACATTTAAAATTTTTGGTGGGCGACCACCTAAGACAGCGGAAGGTGTCTGGGAAGCGGCACCGGAAGTGGAACTTTCAAAAATAGGAAAACGGGCAAAGATAGTCAAGGAAAAAACACCGGCGATGTTCTGGAAATCGCGCGACGAGATCTACAACGCGCCGCAGGAGAAGATGATGGGCGAGCAGTGGCTTGGATATCTGAGGGCGCGAGGCGTCCGTCCGGCGGAGCTGGACGACTCCTCACTCGAGCCTTTTTTGATGAGCATGGGAAGAAAGGGAATCACGAAAAAGGAGCTGCTGAAGGAGTTTGATGAAATAGCGCCGACCCTGGAGGTTCTCCCTCTTGGAAAGGGAACGGCGGAGCAGACGGTGAGCAACGTATTCAAGCACGTCAAGAAGATGGACGCTGACGCCTTCGACCCGAAGGTCGGGGGGTTGGTGAAATATCTGCAGGGATCCATGCATACGTTAAAAGAAGGAGACAAGCTGAACGTGAAAGCGGCGGAGACGATTGCGGGGAACATTGACGACTACATGGCCGTTAATTTCGGCATCAAGAACGCCCTCTCGGAGGGGATCGTGCAGGGAAGCGGAGTTCCGTGGGCCTTGAAGTATCCACTCATAAACCTTGCAAGCGCGTTCAACAGGCGTGGGGTGTCATACATTCCCAAGACATATGCAGGCAAGCCGAACTACGGCGGGGCGCAAGTCCTTTCCGGCGGCGACAATACGCAGGAATTTCTGTTCCGCTACAACCCAGGAAAGTTGCGAGTAACGGAGCCTACGTACAAATACAACCATGACTTCGGTCTTCCTGATGATAAGCTGAAGAACGGCTTCGTGCACCTGAGGACGTCTGACAGGACGGATGAGTTTGGGCGACGAATGCTCTTCATGGAGGAGATACAGTCAGACATGCACCAGCCAATACAGCGCGCACTGCGCGAGGCGGAAAAGAAAGGCAAAAAATTAATATCAGGATACGCGAATCGTGCGGACAAGGTCGTCGTTGACGATAACATGAAGCATCTTATGTCCATAAACTCGCGCATCGAGGAAATTCTTTCCGTCAATCCAAAATCACCGGCGTTGAAAAAACTGTACGAAGAGCGTGAAAAGGTGAGGGCTATCGTGGAGTCTACCATTGGAAAAGGCGGCGGAAGCGTTCCGCAGGGGCCATTCCAGAAGTCACAGGACTACATGGAATTCGTTTCCAAGTACCTAGTGCGCATGGCGAAGGACGGCAACTATGACGGAGTCGGATTTTCGACGTCCGCCATCAAGAACAAGGGATTGTATCCAGGCGACCGAAGTTTCCAGGGAAACCTTGAGGCGTACGGAAGCATCCTTCAGAACGCCCTGAAAGGCGTGGCGAAGAAAAGTGATGCAAAACTGATGGAATCTGTTATAAAGGACGGTGAGGGAAGACCATGGAGAATACCGTTCTTGTTAGTTAAGGATCCTAAGGCACAGGAAACCATCAGCAAAGGAATGTCGCTTTACAAGAAAGGTGGGTTGGTAAAAAAAATTTCACCGTACGGCATCATGGAAGACGTCGTAGGACCATTATAAGGGGAGATAAATGGCAAAGAATCCAAAGAATAACATAGACAAGGCAATGGAAGCATTGCAAGGCGCACTGGACATCGAGCCCGTGGGCCAGGAGGTTCAGATTCCTGAACAGGAAGTGAATTTTGAATCGGACGTGGAATTGACGGATCTTCCGGACGGAGGAGCCGATGTTAATTTTGATCCAAACAAACCTATTGATAAATCACAAATACCTTTCGATGGAAATCTGGCGGATTACATTGAAGAGGGACAGTTAAGCAAATTGTCAAGCGATTTGCTTGCAGCATTCGAAGGCGACAAGGACTCTAGGAAAGACTGGGAAGACACCTATGTCAAGGGCCTTGATATGTTAGGCTTCAAGTATGAAGATCGAACACAGCCCTTCGAAGGTGCGTCAGGGGTCGTTCATCCTTTATTGGCTGAATCTGTAACGCAGTTTCAAGCACAAGCTTATAAGGAACTTCTCCCCCCAAGCGGCCCCGTTCGTACCCAAGTTGTAGGACTTTCCACCCCTGACATAGAGGCTCAGGCGGATCGTGTTACGGAATACATGAATTACCAGATCACGCATGTCATGAAGGAGTATGACCCTGAGATGGATCAGCTTCTCTTCTATCTTCCTTTGACCGGATCGGCCTTCAAGAAAGTTTATTACGACCCCATCCTGCAGCGTGCCGTTTCCAAGTTCATAACCGGCGAGGATTTGGTAATCAATTACATGGCGACGGACCTGGAGACAGCGGACCGCATTACGCACATCATAAAAATGAACAATAATGAGCTGCGAAAAATGCAGGTCAATGGATTTTACAGTGACGTTGACGTCCCGACAGGGACGACAGAGACTTCCGATGTCAAGGACAAGGTGGACACATTGCACGGCGTTGAAAAGGAATACGCCTCCGATGATGACGAACATGAAATTCTGGAAATGCATGTCAATGCTGATATTCCAGGATTTGAGAATGAAAATGGAATAAAACTTCCGTACATAGTTACACTGGACAAGTTTTCACGGGTTGTTTTATCCATAAGAAGAAACTGGAACCAGCAGGACCAGAAACAGGCAAAGATTTCTTATTTTGTACACTTTAAATTCCTCCCAGGACTGGGGTTTTACGGCTTTGGTCTAATACACATGCTTGGTGGGTTATCGCGAACAGCAACAAGTGTTTTGCGGCAGTTAATTGATGCTGGCACACTCGCTAACCTACCAGCAGGTTTCAAGGCGCGTGGAATGCGCATACGCGACCATGACGAGCCATTGCAGCCGGGGGAATTTCGTGACGTGGATGTAACAGGTGTTTCCATCAAGGAATCACTGTTGCCACTTCCTTACAAGGAACCGTCACAAGTTTTATTCGCCTTACTAGGATTCGCGGTTGACGCGGGAAAATCATTCGCGGCGATCGCGGACATGAAAATGGGCGAAGGAAACGAGCAGAATCCAGTAGGAACAACGCTCGCTCTTTTAGAGCGTGGAACTAAAGTCATGAGCGCAATCCATAAGCGATTGCACTACGCGCAAAGGGAAGAGTTTAATTTACTGGCGCGTGTTTTTCAATTGTATCTTCCACCGGAATATCCTTATCAGGTTGTCGGCGGAAATCGCATGATTAAGCAAACTGACTTTGATGACCGTGTGGACATACTTCCGATTTCAGATCCGAACATATTCTCCATGGCACAGAGAATCACGCTGGCGCAGCAGCAACTGCAATTAGCAACAGCCGCACCTCAATTACATAATTTGCGTGAGGCGTACAGAAGAATGTACAGTGCTATGGGCGTGGATAATGTTGATTCAATTCTAAAACCGGATCCGGAACTTCCAAAGCCGGTGGGCCCCGCAAGTGAGAATGCTAGTGCGATGCGTGGGCAACAGCCAAAGCCATTTCCCATGCAGGACCACATGGCGCACATGCAGGCGCACGCGGAATTCATGTTCACTAGAATGGTGCAAATTAACCCGCAACTCTACGCAATGCTGCAGTCGCATGTCTCGGAGCATATTGCACTGATGGCAGGACAACAAATACAGCAGGAATTCGGACAGCAGATGCAGCAAATACAGCAACAGATGCAGCAGGCGCAGTCCAACCCGCAGATGGCGCAGCAGTTGCAACAGCAATTGGATCAATTGGAGAATCAGGCGGCGGCAAAGCAGGCGCAAACAGAAGCGAAGATGACGGAACAACTGGCGCAGGACGAAGAGGCACGCATGAAACGAGAGGCACAGGATCCATTAGTGAGACTGAAACAGCAAGAGATCGACCTTCGTGCAATGGAAACAATGATGAAGCAGAAGGAAAATCAGCAGCAGTTCCAGAAAGACACGATCATGGATGCAGAGAAAATGGATCTGGAGCGTGACAAGCTCGAGGCGCAGACAAGCCTGGATGTCATGAAGGCGGGTGTCGACATTGACAAGCAGGAGAATGCCGATGCAATGAGCATGCTGAAGGAGAATATTGCCACGTCGCGTGAGGCGATGAAGGAACAGTCACAGGAAAGGATCGCGAAAGCAAAATCAAATGGACAAAGAACTAATAAAAATAAGTGACAGCATGCAGAAGATTGAAGAGCTCGTTAGACACGAGATCAAGAGTCCTGACGAATACATGCTCGTGTGCTCGGCTTTGATGGCCGTGACGCGCAACATGTACGCCTCGGCACTCGGTCCGCACGACGCGTCACGAATGTTCAAGGTCGTATCCGAAAGTTTTGCTGTCGTGGAGGACTTTCTTGGTAGGTTCAAGCGAGAAGAAAAACCTACGATACACTGATGTTATTGACCAAGAAGGAAACAAAAAGGAGGAATTAAAAATGCCAAAGGTAGGAGATAGAAATTTTCCGTACACTTCTGCGGGAGTACGCGCCGCGCAACTCCATGCAAAAAACACTGGACAACAAGTTCAAATGATGAAAAAAGGTGGCGCGAAGAAGCCTGTTCTTAAGTACAAGAAGGGCGGAATGAAGAAAACAAAAAAGAAAAAATAGGAGGTAGACATGAATTTATTGAAAGATTTATGGGCACATCTCAAAGAATGGAATGATTGGAAAATGAAGGACTGGAT